TACTTCGGCATACAAGAGCGCCTGAACACCATAGAACACTCGCTAGACAAGTCTCAGATGGAGATAGAGCGAAACACCGAGTTTCGGATACTTTGGCCTAGAGGCGAATTGGGAAGCCTTCCCGACGATGCTAGGCAAGATATGTTGATCGAGGGCGTCGAGCTAGACGTGCAAGACCTCAGAAAGATGCAGGACGAGGTTCGCGACCTGACGATTCGTATCGGTACTATGGAGTCACTCTACGCAACGGAGCAGGAATGACGTATCAATTTTTCTCGAACGAGCGCCCATCGTCTAATATATTTTTTGACGTTTCCAGGGGGGTAATCGACAGATCCTTTACGATTCACAAGTTCGGCGCCAACTTTGACATCGATCAAAACACAGACCCCGAGAGTGTATGGACTGGCGGTGGAGTATACCCCTGGTCGGCTTTATCTAGCGCTCAGACCGTTTATTGTTTATCGACGGACGCAGCAGATACGAGCAGCCTGACAATCGAAGGCCTCGATGCTAACTATAATGAGATAAGTGAGACGGTTACGCTGACAGGCGTATCAGCAGTCACTACCACCAGCACCTTTCTGCGCGTCTTTCGGATGACTTACGATGCAACAAATGCTGGCACTATCACGGCTCGCACTGTGAGCGCGTCAGGGACGATTGTGGCGCAGATAGACGCAGGGTATGCCCAGACCCTCATGGCTGTTTATACGGTCCCTGCGGGCTTTACAGGCTACCTGCTGGCCCTTGATGCGACGATCGATGGAACAAAGACCTGCCAGGTGCTGATGTACCACAGGCTGCTCGGTAAGCCGTTCAGAATCGCGCACGTCGCTGAGTCAGATGGTCACTATCGATATGACATCGCGGCGCCCTTAGTCGTACCCGCAAAAACCGACATCGATATTCAAGTCAATGAAGTCAGCGGCAACGACGCACGAGTCACGGCGAATTTCGATATGGTCATCATCAAGGATTGATCATGTGGCAGACGCTTATAACTCCGATTACTGGCCTCATTGGCGACCACTTCAAGCGAAAGGCAGAAGAAAAGCAGGCGACACACGAGCGCAAGCTGCAGGTGATACAGAGCGACGCATCCTGGGAAAACAAGATGGCCGACGCCAGCAGCAATAGCTGGAAAGACGAGTTCTGGACCCTTTGCCTAGCTGCTCCAATCTTTATGATCGGTTACGCCATAGCCATGAATGATGTCGCTGTGATTGACCGCGTAGACATGGCATTCGCCGCACTCGATACCCTGCCTGAGTGGTATCAATATCTGCTATTCTTAGCCGTGAGCGCTTCGTTTGGTATACGCGGGGCTGACAAACTAATGAACCTACGGAAAAAATAATGCTGACCCACTTCCGACTTGAGGAATTCAACTGTACGCACACTAACAAAAACGCAATGGATGAAGCGTTTTTACTACGCCTGGACTCCCTGAGAACCAAGTGCGGATTCCCCTTCAAGATTACGTCAGGTTTTCGTGACGCTTCCCATCCAAGTGAGGTCGTTAAGGCCGCCCCAGGCACAGGAACCCATTGCCAGGGGATCGCTGCGGACATAGCCGTCAGTAACGGCGTCGAGCGTATGAACATCGTCCACGAGGCCCTCAAAATGGGATTTTCTGTGGGTGTAGCGAGGAGCTTCGTGCACGTCGACGATAGGAAAACTACCCCCGTCCTGTGGACCTACGCATAAAATAAGTCACCATCCTGGTTGACGGTGTCAGCCATCAGGTATACGCTGTGTCTGTCCAATTAAGGAGGGGCACACAATGTATATCATCATTAACTACCCATACGGCGAGGATCTGACTGCGATCGAAGGCGCGGAAGTTATCGAGTGGATCGATGACAATACCGTGGCTTTAGATGTCGATTTCGAAGACCTCGACGTCCGCTATCGCTCAGATAAGAGCGTCGAACACCACGAAGCCGAGGGAGCTGTATTTCTCGAAACCGTGTTTTCCGTAGACCTACATCACTGCAAATTCGGCTGTCATCACGTTCTAAACGAGGATGCAATCGAGAGTCATATCCTGGATATGGAGGAAGCAGCATGATGGACGCAATGAAAGCCATACAAGAGGAGCTTGCACTGAGCATTCTGCTGCACGCATCCAGGCATAACGACTACAAGCAGAAGGCGTACATGGATTTTATCCAGTCGTCATCGCGCGAGTGGTTGGCTGGCTTTGCTGACTGCGAGCGAGGCGAATACAAGGGCGAGACAGCTGCGTACAGCTCTGGCTATTGGAATTGCCATCACTATCTCGAGTCGGCGTCATACATCGAAGGGGAGCACCTGACCTATGAGTAAATTCAGCGAGCTGTCAAAAATCGATGTCGGCGAGTTCATCGAGAAAAAGGGCAATCTGTCCTACATCAGCTGGGCGTCAGCCTGGCAGATGCTTTGTGAGCAGTGTCCAGACGCAACCTATGAGCATCACGAGCCTGTGACCTTTGCTAATGGCGAGGTCATGGTGTCGTGCACTGTCACAGTCGATGGCGTGTCGCATAGGATGCACTTGCCTGTCTTAGATCACAGGAACAAGCCGATCCAAAACCCGAGCGTGTTTCAGCTCAATACGTCCATGCAGCGCTGCTTCGCCAAAGCGATTAGTATGCACGGCCTGGGCTTATACATTTACCGTGGCGAGGATTTGCCGCCCACATCGCCCTATGACGAGGCCATCAAGGCCATGGCGGATTCGGTTAAGTTTCACCAGTACATCAACGGCCTCAGCGAGGAGGAGCAAAACGAGGCATTCAACGGCGCCCCATCGGGCGAAAAAACAGCCTTTAAGGCTGCATGGCGCGACCTGCTGAAAGAGGCTGAGGAGCTTTTTGAGGGCCAGGTCGACTACATACGAACCGCCATCGAACAAGAAGATGGCAGCAAGCTCGCAGAGGCATGGGCCGAGTGCACCGATTACGAGAAATCGATCATTCGCAACCGACTGTCCGCTGATGAGCGCAAGCAAGCAAAACAACTACTAGGAGCGTAAACATGGAAAACACATACAAGCCACCAGTGAACAAAGGCAACCTGCACCGCAATCAGTTCAAGGAGAAAGATAACCAGCCCGATTATCGTGGTTCGATTAATGTTTGTGGCGAGGTCGCCGAGCTGGGCGGCTGGATCAACACAAACAAGAACGGCGCCAAGTACGTGGGGCTGGAAATAACGCCGCCAGAGGGGTATGTTTTTCAGCTCGTGCCCGAAAACCTAGAGACGCCCCCATCACAGGGACCAGGCGGACCAAGGCCAGGCGATTCATCACTTGACGAGGATATGCCGTTTTGACGATTAGCAAGCCGATCTACGATACGGGTCGGGCACTGCGAACGCTGCAGGATGACCTGGGAATGAGCAGCTCAGATATTGCTCGATTCCTGGGTGTTTCACGCCAGGCGGTGCATAAATGGAGATGCGGGGAGTCGATGAAATTCGTCACAGCTGTCCGCATTTGTGAAGCGCTGGGGGTCTCAATCGAGGAGTTCGAGAAAGCCAGCAAATAAAAAAAGGGGCCTATAAGGCCCCAGGGGTGCGGCGCGGTAACGTCGCTAGGAGGGTACAACATGGATCTCGGAGAGTTCCTTGATCGACTCCCATCATACCGCAAAAGCGGCAAGGGGAGCTACATGGCGCAATGTCCAGCACATGACGACAGATCGCCATCTTTACGCATTACAGAGGGCAACGACGGGAGAATCCTGATCTATTGCTACGCTGGGTGCTCAGTTTTTGAGGTCTGCGATGCCGTACACGTAGACGTTTCTGACCTATTTCCGCCAACCGATAGAAATTTCCCGCCCATGCGTAGCACTAAGGGCGATGATTTGGATGATTATGTCGTCGAGATCTACGAGGCGCACGTCGAGCAGGGCAGCAAGATCAAAGCGGCTGACAAGGAGCGTTACCGTCAAGCGTTAATTAGGGGAGGCAGGCGAAACGGGTTTGTCGATAAGCTATTGAAGGAGACCTCTTGAGTATTGCCGCTATTAATTGGGCGCTTAATGTCGTGATCGATGTGACTTCAACGCAGAAGGCGGTTTTAATCGCCCTGGCTGATAGAGCTGACGAGGATGGCTACTGCTACCCTTCGTATGACGATATCACCAGGCGGTCATGTGTAAGCCGTAAAACGCTTATCACAGCCCTAAAGGTGCTAGAAGAAAAGGAGCTTATCACTCGACATCGGCGCTATTCACAGTCGACCATCTATAGGGTCAATATTACACCTATCGATAGGAGTAAAATGACACCTATGGATAGGTGTAAAACTACACCTATGGATAGGAGTAAAATTACACCTCTAACCACCAATGAATCATCAATTATTAACCATAAGGAATTTGATGAGTTTTGGGCTGGTTATCCACGCAAGACAAACAAGGCAAAAGCCAAGACTGCATTTGATCGACTAACCCAAAAAGACCGAAAAGCTGCTACGCAGGCACTGGCCATTTATCCATGGTCTACTGAGCAGCGGTACATACCTCACGCATCGACTTGGATACATGGACGGCGATGGGAGGATGAATTCGAGTCAAACGAAACAATAAGAGAGCTAGAAATATGAGAGTTATCGAAAAGAGGGATTTCACGGACAAGGAGCTGCAGGAAGTTTTCGCCATGAGCGAGGCGGCTGACGTAGTAAAGATCGAGCACTTCGAGAAGGCGTTTTTTGATAGGGTGCAAACTGACCCCGTCACCTACGGCTACCCGCTCCCCTGGATAGATACGCACGACAAAGTCAGACTGCGAACGGGCGAGGTCAGTGTCTGGTGCGGGATTAACGGACACAAGAAAAGCACCATCGCATCGTTTGTACTGACGCACCTGGCGCAGCACGTGAAGGTCGGCCTGGCATCGTTTGAGATGAAGATGAGCGACACGGCCTTTATGATGTGCAAGCAGGCAGCAGCAGCCGACCAGCCGCCCATGGGATTCGCCGAGGATTTCTTCAAGTGGGCAGGGGAGCGCGTCTACTGGTACAGGGCCCTGGGCGGTGTCGAGCCTCTCGAGGTGCTGGGCTGCATCATTGCCATGGCCGATCGAGGAGTAAAGGTTGTCTTAGTTGATAACCTTCAATTCTGCGGCGTTACCGATGACACAGAGCGCGAGCGCTTATTCATGAATCAGCTGCTGGGTATTGCAGAGGCTAAGGATGTGCATATCTGCCTGGTCCATCACGTCAGAAAGCCGCAGACGGGTGGTGACGAGTACGTGCCAACACGGTTTGACGTGCGCGGAGGCGCTACAATTGTCGATCAAGCACACTTATTGTTCATAGTTTGGCATAATAAACGGCGACAAAAGATTAAGCAGTTCCAGAGCATGGGCGAGAAGCTCAACGACAAGGAGCAATTGATTTTGGCAGAGCCTGATTTAAAGCTGATAGTGGCCAAGCAGCGAAATGGGCCCTATGAGGGTCACATCAATTTGTGGGAAGGCAAGGGCCTGACGTTTAAAAAGGCCGAAAGCCATCGATCGATGCACATCGAGTTACCACGCACATGAGTCAATTCTGGCTCATTAAAGACAGGCAGCAGATCAAGGAGCGTGTCGCTTTCTTTCAGCGCTGGCTAGAAAATGAGTGGGACTTCACCAAGCCAGTAGCCTGGGAGGCTAAGCCATACCAAAACAAACGATCATTAAATCAAAACGCACTTTCGCACGTCTGGTATCGCGAGATGGCCGAGCACTTTACGGCCAAGGGGTACGAGATAAACGAAAACGACATGAAAGATCTCTGCAAGCACAAATTCCTAGGAACTGAAGATCGAGTAATCCACAACACGGTGATCCCTGGGCAACTAAGGAGCACTAAGGCGCTCAAAACTGGCGAAATGATGGACTATCTCGATCAGGTTTGGGCATGGGCAGCAGATCACGGCATTACGCTAAAAATCCCTGCTGATTCCGAATACATGAAGCTCAAGGGGGGAACATGAGTGGATTAATGCGGTTTTGTACCACAGAAAGGCAGCGCAAAGTCATAGAATTACACGAGCAAGGCCTAGGTTATACCAGGATTTCCCAGGAGCTTGGGGGCTCCAAGTGGACCATCCGAGACGTGGTGAAAACCATTATGGCCAGGGCAGCAGCGCAGGGTTACGCCCCCGCGCATGACATGGTCCACACGGTCCCCCATGGGTTTAACGTCAAAGGCGTGTCAACGTACTACGACTCGGACGGGAAGCCTAGTGGTCAATGGGTGAAATCCATGGCCGATAAGGAGGTCCAGTTCCAGGCAATGATCGAGCGCATCGAGCTGGCCTGTGAGGGCATCAAGCCATGGAAGCCAATAAAGCAGCCTGCAAAGGTCGAGCGAGATCTTTTGACCCTGATGGTCATCACGGATTTTCACCTGGGCGCTTACTGCTGGGGACAGGAAACCAGCGAGGACTACGACACCAATATGGCGCGGGATTTGTTTTTGTCTAGCATCAAAGAGATGATCGACAGTACGCCCAAAAGCAAGATCGGGATGCTTTGTAATCTGGGTGATTTTTTGCACTGGGACGGTCTAGATCAATTAACGCCGTCTGGCAAAAATTTGCTCGAGGGTGACTCAAGATATTCACGCATAGTCGACATCGCTATGACGGTCATGGACGAGGCTGTCCGCATGATGCTCAAGAAATACGAGAAGGTCGTTTTTGTGTGTGCTGAAGGAAATCACGATCTTGCTGGGTCTATCTGGCTACGCAAGTTTATCCGCAAGCTATACGCAAATGAGCCAAGGCTCGAGGTCATCGACAACGACTTCCCGTATTACGCGTATCGACATGGCGAGACGATGCTTTGCTTCCACCACGGACATAAAGCAAAGATGGGCAGCTTGCCCAAGGTGTTTGCAAGCGAGCCACGATTTCGAGAGGACTGGGGAAAGTCTAAGATCGCCTATATACACTCGGGCCATTATCACCATGAGAGGCTGCTGGAAGACGCTGGCGCGATTACAGAGCAGCATCCGACTCTCGCTTCTAGAGACTCATACGCGACCCGCCTGGGCCTGATGTCGCAGCGTGGCGCTAAGGTTATTACCTACGATGCAGCTGATGGAGAGGTCGCCCGAATCACGGTAAGGCCGAAATCGTGATACTCGCAGCGCACCTGGAGAATGATTCGATCATATTCCTTCTTGCGTCGACGATATACGCGGTCATACCGCACCCAGAAGCGCCAGACGAGTCGAGCCTGGTGATATGTAAAGCATTCCCGCAAGGGATACGGGTCGCAGTCAATGCGACGGAGTTTGGCATGGAGTGGCTCCTGGTGCTTAACAGTGAGCCCAATTTTGAGGTGTTGAATGATGGAGCAGCCCCCAGTGGTCAAATGCACTGAGTGCTATAAAACGATGAAGCCCGTCTGGGTCAATGGATTGCTCGATGGATGGGCGTGCGACTGCACAAACACGGAGAAGGCTATTCTCAGAGAGCGACGGTACAGGGAGGATGATTATGTCGATCAAAAGAGACTCAGCTGATATCTGGTTCAGTAAGTGTGTAAGGGCTCGAGATCAGCACTGTATGGTCTGCGGCAAGCAAGAGGGTCTTGACTGCTGCCACATATACGGCAGACGCAACAAGGCCGTGAGATGGTCCATGGATAACGCGATAACCATGTGCCGCTATCATCATCGCGAGATGGGAGAGTCGCCTGCTCGTTTCATGATGTTTCTTGATGGCCTGTATGGTCCTGGACACCTGGAAATTCTCAGAGAGAAGTCGAACGGGATATTTAAGACGACCAGGGAGCTGCGCCTAGAGATAGCCAAGTTCTACCGAGAGCAGTATCGACAATGGGAATCAGACCCCGATGGCTTTAACTGGATTTCATACAATTAGTGACAAAAGTGACGAAAATATAATAAATGTCACCAGAATGGTTGACGCCTATATGGGGTTTTGAGATGATTCTCTTGTCGGCGGGGGACACCGCCATCAACCAAAAGGAAGCAAGACATGAACTACACAGCAATCAAATCCGAAGCTCAGTACGTTGCTCAGATGTTTATCAAAGAGATTAACCATCTAAAAATGGACGGCCTGTGGAATAGCTGGAACGCCGATAGCTTGAACATTCGCCAAACAAGGGATATCTGCGATCACAAAATGGTCAACGGCGCATCGGCTTACAAGTTCCTCGCTGCAATTAAGGCTGCAAGCGTTAGCGACTTTATAGACCCAGACGATAAGCGCAAAGCAGAGCGCCTTCTAGAGGATGCTGATATCGAAATTTCATCTCAGCCTGTTCAGCCTCGTGATCTCGATGATCATGTCACACTGGCCGCGCAGCTCGTTTTCCACTACATGGTAATCGACGAGCAGATCAAAGAAGACGTGGCCGCATAAGCGGCCCTTTACCTGGAGGGTAAGTCATGAATAACCGCGTAACCAAAATCGACACCAGCAAGAAGGACGTGATGGATCGTATCTGTCGCTCCGCCCTGGTCAACTGCACCAATGCCGAGTGGATCTATGTTATCGATAAGGCGCAAGAGGCTGGCGTTTTGCCCGAGGAGCTGTATCTCAAAGATGTGGCCGACTTTAACGAGCGAGCCAGCAAGTTCAGCGGCACTGTTAAGGCGTTCATCGCTAAGGAGGCGCGATCATGAGCCGCGCACCATCAAACATCGTGCTCGAGGCATTCCTGGCAAAGCCTGATCTGTATCTGACGCAATCAGAGATTCGAGCAATAGTCGTCGAGGTGCTGAAGTCTCGATATATCCTGGAAACGCAGTATAGGACAATGGAGGCCCTTCTTGAGGATAGAGCAGGTTTCCGTCAGCTGCGCCACTTAGTGGGAGAAAATATATGATCGCCCTCAACGAAAAGATCGCTTACGGTGGCGCTGTGTTTGTTGTTTTGTTGCTGGTCGGTATAGCAGGCAGCATGGACATGGAGGACGAGATTGCAGAGCAGCAGTTCTACTGCGACCAGGTTCTCGGAGGTCACTGGCCTGACTATAAAGAGATTGCCGATGAGGTCTGCGATGCTTCGTGAGACGAAACAAGATCTCATTAATGAGGCCATGGTCCTGGATCACTTTGCGAATAAGTACGGGGCCAAGTGGACAAAGCTAGGAAACGGCGCCAAGTATCGCATCGATGCTGCCTATCAGCGAGATGGTAAAGTGGTGGCGTGGGCTGAGGTTAAGGTCTACAAAACCAAATCGCCTTTCCTCGGCGTCAATGTCCCAAAGATGATCGAAGGCTGTCAGCTGGCTCTATTCACGGGCAAGCCGTTTTTTCTGCTCTTTCATCACAATCAGCGATTCGGTATGGTCAAGATCTCTGACGGCGAGCAAGTTCTCTCTAGCCCGAAACTACGCATAGCAGGAGGAACGCCGCCAGGGCGAAAGCCTCTCGGTGACGACATAGAGCCTATGTTCAAATACAGTGAGCTTGATATCAAATGGGGGTGATTATGGAAGGTGATATTGAATGGCTCGAGGAGGAGTGGGAGATCGCGCTCCAGGCGGCTCATACAATGACCAGGCGATGGAAGGAAGACGCTGCGATACTGTATGACTTCAGCGTGGTAAAGCTGTCCGAGAATGAGGAGCCGCCACTAGAGATAGTGCGGTATTCCAACTACCTGGATAGATTGACGAGGGTAAGATCATGATGGAGTACCCGTTCGACTGTCCCGCTTGTGATCGAAGGTATTGGAGTGAGGAGTCTATTGTCGAGGATGATCGCTTTGATGATAGTGTCTGCTGGCAATGCGCTGAGGAGGCAGACGACTCGTAATGTTTAAGGTTAGGCGAGGTTTTATTCCTTTTGGCTTCGCCTATTTTGACCCCAAGGTTCGTGGCAGGCCCTGGGGTCTTTTTTTATGTACAATAGAGCTATGGAACAGATCGTAACACTGCTATGGAGCCCAGTGGCTCCTGGTGAGATGCCTCGCGAGCCTGGCCTGTATTTGGTGGCGTTTTCTGACGGTACTGTCGAAACCTACCCAATGGAGCCAGGGGAGATCGCTGTCGGCGTGATTCGGTCTGGTAATGAAAGAGGCGAATATTGGGCGCTAAATATCGGACATCCCGACAATGGCTAAGACAGCAGCACAAAAGAACAGAGCTATAAGACAGAGCGAGCTGCGCGACTATTTATCGAGCAGAGGCTCAGTTACATACATACTTGATAACATTGAGAAAATAGAGCATCTGGATACGGCCTCAGAGACGTTTGATAAAGAGCTGACAAAACGCAAGGTCGCCAACGAGCAGCGCCTACGTTTACTCAACAAGTATCTGCCTGATATGAAGGAAGAGCACATCATTAACGATCAAGCAGCTCCCATCGTGGTCAACATAGTTAAGCCTGATGGCGTCGATTGAGCCGACGGTTCCCCAGTATAAATACATGATGACGGGGGCAAGGTTCCCCGCTTTTGTTGCTGGGTTCGGAGCAGGTAAGACAGAGGCAGCAATCTTGCGCTGTATAACGGGCCTTCTGGCTAATCCTGGCGTGAATCGCGGATTCTATGAGCCTACCTATGACCTGATACGAATGATCGCCTGGCCGCGCTTTGAGCAGATCCTCACAGAGCTAGAGATTCCGTATAGGCTGCAAAAGACGCCTCTCAATCAGATCGACGTCCAAGGCTATGGCACTGTCATGTTTCGATCGATGGAGAATCCCAACCGTATAGTCGGATATGAGCACGCAGACGCCGATATCGATGAGCTGGATACACTGAAGCGAGATGACGCTGCTCACGTATGGCGCCAGGTCATGGCAAGAAACCGCCAGAAGAAGAATGGCTTTAATACGATTGGAGTGACGACAACGCCTGAGGGGTTTAAGTTCGTATACGAGCAATGGCGAAAAGAGGCCAAGCCAGGCTATGAGATCATCCAGGCGCCAACCAAAAGCAATCCACATTTGCCTGACGGTTATATCGAGTCATTACAAAGCGCCTACCCTGAGCATCTCTTGCAGGCGTACCTTGAGGGTCGGTTTGTCAATCTCACGTCAGGAACGGTATATACAAGCTACAACCGTCATGCTTGCTCGAGTGACGAGGAGATCAGAGAAGGCGAGCCGCTATTCATTGGCTGCGACTTTAACGTCACCAAGCAGGCAGCGACCGTATACGTTCAACGCGACGGTGGCCGTACCTGGCACGCTGTCGACGAGCTGGTCAATATGTATGACACGCCTGAGATGGTTAAGATCATTCAGAGTCGTTACAGCGAGAACCAGGTGTATATCTATCCTGACGCAAGTGGTAAGAGCCGCAAGACGGTCGACGCTTCCAAGTCGGATATCGCGCTACTCGAGCAGGCTGGCCTATGGGTTCGCGTCAACAAGCGAAACCCTATGGTCAAGGATCGCATCATGGCGATGAATGCAGCGCTGGAGTCTGGCAGGGTAAAGGTCAACGCATCCAAGTGCCCAGTGACAGCTGAGTGCCTGGAGCAGCAGGTGTACAAGAATGGCGAGCCTGACAAATCAAACGGGCGGGATCACCAGAACGACGCGACGACCTACCCGATCGCGTATGAGATGCCAATCGTAAAGCCAGTGGCTCATGTGCCCATCAGATTCACCCTATGATAAAATCACGATTCACATTATTAGGTGACGCCAATGTCGGTCAGTAATAAGCACCCAAACTATGAGCTGTATAAGCCTTCGTGGACTAAGACGCGAGACGCTGTGAGAGGCTCCGTGGCGGTTAAAGAGAAACGCCATACCTACCTACCCGTACCAGACGCAGAGAGCAATGACGACGCTTTAGGGGCTCAGTCAGTTCGATATCGTCAGTATTTAAAGCGAGCACTGTTTACCAACTTCACGGGACGTACAAAAAACGCCCTGGTCGGTGCTGCATTCCGAAAGGAGCCCAAGATTGAGGTTCCGCCTGGATTGGAGTATTTGATCGATGACGCGAGTGGTGACGGCCTAGGCATAGAGCAGCTGGCAAAGGATGAGCTGTCAAACCTGCTCGAGTGCGGCAGGGCGTTCCTTTTGGTCGACTATCCGCAGGCTGATGGTGACCTATCGCTTGAGGACATTGCTCGCCTGGATCTAAAAGCGTCCGTTATTCCGTACACCGCAGAGCAGGTGATCAACTGGTGCACCGATACGATGGCAGGCCGCAAGGTGCTGACTATGGTCGTCCTGGCTGAGGATTACCGATCGGGCGATGACGAGTTCGGTCATGACATGGAGGTGCAATACCGAGTACTTAGGCTGCGAGAGGATGGCTATACACAGCAGGTCTATCGCGACGAGATGCCGTACAGCGATGAGATCTACCCAAGACGGTCAGACGGCAGCACCTGGGACCGCATCCCTGGCATATTTGTGGGTAGCAAGAACAACGACTCGACAATTGATGATGCGCCGCTGTCAGATATCGCTGACGTTAATATCGCGCACTATCGCAACTCAGCCGACTACGAGGAGAGCTGCTTCATCACAGGGCAGCCCACGCTGTTTATTACGCACAGCCTCAATGCTGACGAGTTCTTCGAGGCTAATCCCGAGGGCATCAAGCTGGGATCTCGTGCTGGTCACATTCTGGGGGAGACAGGCGGCGCCACTCTGCTGCAGCCACAAGCTAATCAGCTCGTTATGGAAGCGATGCGAGCCAAAGAGCAGGCCATGGTCGCAATCGGTGCACGTATCATCACCGATCGAGGCAGCAATGAGACAGCAGAGGGCGCCAGGATACGATTTGCATCGGAGAACAGCGTCCTGGGCGACATCGTGGGCAACCTATCTGCCGCACTGCAGCAATGTGTCCGATGGTGCGCTGAGTTCATGGGAACGCCTGACGAGGTGGTCATCGAGATCAATCGCGAGTTCTATGACAAGTCGGTCGATCCGCAGCTCATTATGTCGATGGTCACGCTCATGGATAGGCAGATAATCAGCGACCAGGACATCTTTAATCGCTTGAAGGCTGCAGGCATTATCGATGGCACTCGATCCCTGGAAGACGTCAAAGAGGAGCTGGGCGACCTTCCCCCAGTTCTTAGCTGATGGCGAAAGATCCGCGACTCGAAAGATATGGGCTGTCAGGCTTTAACAAGCCAAAGCGCACGCCAAAGCACGCCACCAAGTCTCACGTCGTCCTGGCTAAAGAGGGCGATAAAGTCAAACTGATCCGATATGGGCAGCAAGGCGTCTCGGGATCACCTAAGCGTGAAGGCGAGAGCAAGTCTGCAGCTGCCAGGCGCAAGTCATTCAAGGCGCGTCACGCAAAGAACATCGCAAAGGGTAAGATGTCAGCGGCCTACTGGGCCAACAAATCCAAATGGTGAGGTGAGATATGCCGAATGTAGCGGGAAAGAAGTATCCATATACAGCTGAGGGCAAGAAGAAAGCCGCAGCAGCCAAGAAGAAGATGAAGGCGAAGGCCAAGCCGCGTGTCGGCAAACGATGAGATCCTCAATGCTTTAACCAGGCATCAGATATTCGTTCTGCGGTATGCCCGTGGACGAGAAGAACGAGCCTCGGAGTTTATATCCGATCTACTGATGAGCGTTATCGAGCGGCTTGATCAGCCAGGACTCACGAGCTTCAGTCGGCAGCGAATACTGCAGCAAGGAGGCGACCTGTATCAGTATATGCTTGCCGAGCAGGGCTCATATCGCGATGAGCTGCTCGAGGCCCTTCTGGATTTTGGCGAGTATGAGGCTGAGTTCAATGCGGGCGTGATCGGTCAGCTAGGCGTCACAGCAGCAATCCCTACGCCAGGCCAGATCTATACGGCAATGAATACGAGCCTGATTAATATACCAGGCTCCCCTGGCTACTCTATGATCAGGATGCTAGACGAGTTCGACCGCCATACAAAAAATCAAATAGAAGTTCAGATTAGAGAGGCGGCTGTATTTGGTTACACTAACCAAGAGCTGGCCAAGCGCGTAGGTGATCTCGAGCCATTGCTGGGGCGCAGAGCGGCGACAGTAGCCAGGACAGCGACCAATCACGTATCGAATCAGACTCGCACGCTATCAATGCAAGAGAATGATGACGTGATCCAGGGGTATGAGTGGGTCGCGACGTTAGACGCCAGGACAAGCCTAGTTTGTATGTCCAGGGACGGCGTCATTTATCGAGACTTCGACAAAGACCCCAAGCCACCCGCGCACTTCAATTGCCGATCAACCATCACGATGGTGGTAAATCCAGAATATGACGTCGGGCCAGAGGGAGGCACTAGGCCGTCCGTGGGAGCCGATGGAGTCAGCCCTGTATCAGCATCGACAACATACTCAAAGTGGCTTAAAACGCAGCCACAGAGCTTCCAGGATAAAGTTCTCGGGCCAGGAAGGGCCAAGTTATTTAGGGAGGGCAATATAACCCTGGATAAGTTTGTCGACGAGCAAGGGAGACCTATATCTCTTGATCAGCTGCGTGGCGTCGATAAGCAATTCGCGCCGATGATGCAGCAGCAGGCGACTTTTAGCGCCGATCCTGACGAGCTTACATTTACGACGCCAGCCAAGCCGCTAGGCGATATTAATCCTAGGCGTATGGAGGAGATACAACTCTTATCTGCTGCCAAAGCAAAATCGAGGCTCGAAGCATGGGCTAAGAACAACGCCCAGGACGAGAGACACTGGGGATATTCGAGATTTTATGGGCGCACCCAGGGCGCTAAATTCGATCAACTTGGATTGTTTGATGACGATACCCTGGTCGCGCTTGAGGCGTGCCTTGATGACATGGATCGGCTTTGCGATGCCTTCAACGTGCCGAGACTGCAGGGGTTTGTGAAAACGGGAGGTCGCGCAAACGCCGACATGGGCGATGCGATCATGGGCATCAATCCAAATACTATGGGTGCTCGGGTTAAAGGACTCACAAATGGAGAGCGTCGAAACAGGGATCAGTCGAAATTGAGCGCCTGGACAAACGAGGGTGGGACGTACTGGTTTCGAGGTCGACCCTGGTCGGCAAGAAGTTACCAGGACAACGATTTTGATCAGTTCAGATCGACCATATTTCACGAGCTGGGCCACCACATACACCAAATGTATGGCGCAAAGATGGACGTTAAGTATGGCCGTCGTGTTTTGCCGCCCGTAGAAAAGCTGTTTCGTAGCGGTAAATACTCCGCTAAAAAGCGGAAGTCATCGTCAGAGTATGGCGATACAAATTACGAGGAGTGGTTTGCGGAAAACTTCTCGCTGTATTTCCTAGGGCGAAAGGATAAGGCTGATCAACTTTTTATCGACTTAATAGAGAAACTCCTGGAGGGAGCGTATGGATAGAGCTGACGCCTGGATGGCGATCACCAAAATCACGAACAAGCGCAATGTGACCAAGGCAGATATCGCCGAAGTCAGGCGCTTGATGGCGTTTTTGCCTGATGAGCAGCAGGCAGATCTAGAGGAGTCTTTATTCCTCATCGAGAAAGCAAAGTAACGCGGCAGAGCCGCACAAACCACCAGAGGTGAATTATGGAAATTGAAGGTATCGAACTAAACGAGGAGCAGAAAGCGGCAATTGAAGCGCAGCTGCAGAGCATGGTTGAGCAGCAGGTGTCTGGCTTAAAGAGCAAGAATGACCAGCTGTTAGCCGAGAAAAAGGCCAAGCAGCGCGAAGCTGAAGAGGCTCAAGAGTTAGCCAGGCAACAGGCTGAAGAAAAGGCAAAGGCCGAAAACGACTATAAACAGCTGTTTGAGGCACAAAAGTCTGAGGCTGATAGATACCGCCAGGAAATGGAGAAAATGCAGCAGGAGCGCATACAGGCGCGCATTGACGCAGAATCTGGTAAACTTGCAAGTGGATTGACCAAGGACGTGGCAAAAGCCTCGCTCTTGCAGCAACAGATAAGCCAGAGGCTTGCGTTTGTTGATGGGGAGATCCGAGTGACGGACGATAGCGGTCAATTGACCGTGTCCACACTTAGTGACCTGACAAGCAGCATCAAAGAGCGTTTACCGTTCTTAGTTGATGGTAGTCAGGCAGCTGGCGGCGGCGCCGCACGTTCAGAAGGCAGGGCCCAAGAACGATCAAGTGAAGTAAGCAGGGCCGACTTTGAGGCAATGGGGCATCAGCAACGAGCTGAGTTTTTTGCGTCAGGCGGTCAACTTTTCGATGATTAAGGAGGCCGACAATGGCTAACGTACTTACAGACCTAGCAGCCGACATCTACAAAGCTGCTGATGTCGTGGGCAGGGAGCTAGTCGGCTTCATCCCCGCGTCAACTATCAATGCAAACGGCTCAGAGCGAGCAGCGAAGGGCGACGTCGTTCGTGCTTCATTCACTCGCGCTGCAACAGCTGTAGACGTGACTGAGGCGATGACTATCCCCGAGGGCACTGATCAGACTGTCGACAACAAGACACTGAGCATCACAAACGCTCGCGCAGTTCAGATTCCATACACAGGTGAAGATGTACGTCACTTGAACAATGGTATCGGCTTCGAGACTGTCTATGGTGATCAGATCAAGCAAGCTATGCGAACACTCTGCAATGAGATCGAAGCAGACCTCGGTGAGGCAGCTGGTACAGCTACCCCAGCGGGAACAGTAGGCACTGGTGGAACCGTTCCATTCGCGTCTAACTTCGACCTGATCGCAGACATCCGCAAGGAGCTGGTCGACAACGGTATGCCACCAAATGACGGTCAGGTGTCTCTGATCATCAATACAGCGGCAGGTGCAAACCTTCGCAACCTGGCAAACCTGCAATCAGCAAACACTGCTGGCGGCACCGACCTGCTTCGCCAGGGCGTATTGCTCGACCTGCAAGGTATGGCTTTGCGTGAGTCTGGCAGCGTTTACTCAGCGGCTGGTACTGCGTACAACATCGCAATGCACCGCGCTGCTATGGAGCTTGCAATGCGCGCTCCAGCAGTTCCAAACGGTGGCGATTCAGCAGATGACGCGATTGTGGTTCAAGACCCACACAGCGGCCTCGTATTTGAGGTTCGTTCATATCGCGGATACCGCAAGTCAATGATCGAAGTAGCAGCTTCATGGGGCGTAAAAGCCTGGAAGTCTGACTTCATTGGTCATGTATTGGGCTAATACCCAGGGGCCTTCGGGCCCCATTTATTTTATTGCGAGGATATTATGGCGGAAGAGGTCACATTGATAATTGAAGATGGTTCGCTCGTAGCGAATGCGAACTCGTATATCACTGTCACCGCCTGGGATACCTGGGCAACAGATCGCGGCATAGTGCACAGCCATAGCGATGCAAAGATCAGCCACGCCATACTCCGCGCAATGGACTATTTTGAGTCCCTAAACTTCTTAGGACTAAAGCACACAGAGACGCAGGCGCTGCAGTGGCCTAGAGATCGCGTATTTGTCGATCACTATGACGTCGACGCCGATGAGATCCCGAAAGAAGTAAAGAACGCCATGTATGAGCTGACAAAAATCGAGCTTGATGGCGACAGCGCACTCAATTCGCAAGAGCGCCAGACAGAATCTGAGCAGATCGGCGACATTCGAGTGACTTACAGCAGCAATTCCATGATGAGAAAGCGAACGCCTGCATTCAATCACGCAGTTCGTAAAATCATCCATGGTGTAAACAGCGTGTCACGCACATGAGCTTTAATTACGCTCCACTAGCCAAGACCGCAGAGACTCTGCTGGCTAAATTCGGACAGGAGCTGACGTTCACACGGACGTCAAAGGGAGCGTATGACCCAGGGACAGGGGCGACGAGTGATACCACGTCCACATTCACCAAGAATGGCGTTTTGTTTGACTATCGCGATGCTGACTCTGCTGATCAAACTGTACTGGCTGGAGACAGGAGGCTCGTGTCTGAGGCCCATACTTATGAGGTCGGAGATACAGTCGCGATCGGTTCAGACGTTTATCGCGTAGTCTCAATAAGCACCAACCAGCCAGCAGATACCGCCCTGGTTAGCGAGCTGCAGATACGCAAATGAAGACGCTGACGGCTGCCATTAAAGACTTCGCCGACCTGCCTGAGAAGGTAGTCAGAGGCACGTTGATAGGTATGGGCAGCAAGATCATCAAGCGCTCGCCAGTAGACACAGGTCGATTCCGCAACAATTGGCAGTTCAGCATAGACGCGCCAGCGACGGGCAAAGATCCAGGCGCAGGCAATGAGATTAACCTGGTAAATACAGCCAACAAGATGGTCGCAGGCAATACGTTCTATATGACCAACAACCTGCCGTATGCCGAGCGGCTCGAATATGGCTGGTCGCAGCAAGCGCCACAGGGCGTCGTCCGCGTTACTCTCGGCGAGTACAAGACATTCATTGAACAGGCGTCAAAATAATGACGGTATTTAATGACATACAGGCGGCTTTAGACACACAGCTCGCCACGATTACAGGGACGCCAGTGGCATTCCCTAATATCCCATATACACCGCAGGCTGGCACGACCTACCTGCGAGCAGCATTCCTACCAGCAGACACTATCCAGGCCTCCCTGGGCGTCTCTGGCAAGGATGAGACCAATGGTATTTACCAGGTCGATGTCGTCGCACCTCGGGGCTCAGGGAGACCGTCAGAGGTGGATACAGTGGCTAATACATTCAAGAGAGGTACAGTTTTGACGTATAATAGCCAGAGCTTGCGAGTTCGGTCAGTTTCGATCGGACCCGCTATTTTGGACGAGGAGTGGTACTTCGTGCCCGTCTCGATAGACTTCCAGACATATACTGAGGCCAGAACATGACATTCGCAAACGGTGCACAGCACAGCCTACACTATATCGCGGAGACCACGTATGGCACGACGCCGTCGACTCCCGCGTTTTCCCCACTTCCACACACAGGAACGACCCTCAACGTATCCAAGGATGCCGTCGAGAGCGAGAAGCTGAGAGGCGATCGCATGGTTGAAGACTTCCGTCACGGCAACAAGACCGTAGGCGGAGAAGTCACCTGTGAGCTGGAGTATGAATCATTCGACGACCTGATCGAGGCAGCCCTATGTGGCACCTGGGCTCTCGACGTACTCAAGGCAGGCACAACTCGCCGATCGTTCACGATACAGCGTAAGTTTGCTGACCTGGCTACGCCTGAGTTCCACACGTACAAGGGCTGCGAGATTAACTCGATGGCTTTGTCAGTGTCGCCCAACGCCATGGTCGGCTGCACGTTCGGCGTAGTTGGCAAGGATTTGACGCTTGGAACGGCAGCAATCACTGGCTCCACGTTCTTAGCTGATGCTGGCAAGGTTCCATTTGACTCATTTACTGGGTCAATAAGCGAAGGCGGCAGCTCAATCGCGACGGTCACGTCGGTCGAGTTCACCCTGGAGAATGGCATCGAGCCGTTGTTCTCGGTTGGCAGCCAGACTACAAACCGCCCATCGATTGGCCGATCTCGAGTCACTGGCACGCTGACCACGTACTTCCAGAGCAAGACGCTATACGAGAAGTTCTTGAACGAGACATCGTCTAGCATCACGCTGACTCTGACAGACCTGGATGGCAACAGCTACGAGTTTGACTTCTCAAACGTGAAGTACAACAGCGGACAGCCTGACGTGTCGGGTGAGGGTGCTGTGACGATAGCGATGGACTTTGTTGCGCTGTACGACAGCTTAGACGATTCGCAGATCAAAATTACTCGTACTAACGCCTAATGGACTTCGCGCAGTTAGCTACAGCCCAGGCGCACGCGCAGGGAGCTGAGTGCAATATCAAAAATCCACTCAACGGAGAGCCCACAGACGTGTTTATCACGATCATGGGGGCCGACTCCCGCGAGTGGAGAGCTGCCAAGAAATCACAGACGTCTCAGATACTGAAGGCTAAAAGCCAAAGCAAAGAGGACGACCTGGACTTTGACAAGATGGACGTTGACGCCCTGGTTTCTGTGACGCTTGATTGGCGCGGTATTGTCAAAGACGGCGAGGACTACGAGTTCAGCAAGAAGAACGCCCGAGAGCTATACCAGGACGCACCTGGCGTAGTCACTCAGCTTCTCGAGTTCCTGGGTACTGGCGAAAATTTTATAAGCGGCTGACCGATGAGTTCGTGACGTTCGGTCGGTGGTGTATGTGGATTCACTCGCACCCTGATGGCTCTGACATCAGCCGATTTGAAACGCTGAAACAGGTCGAGAAAACGACGGGTGTCACGCCGCCAGACCTCTTATCAGCGCCAAGACTGAGCACCGATCACGACGATGCCTGGAAAGCGTATACGTCGATGCCGACTCACTCGTATGTAGAATTAGCAGCATACGAGCAGCTCACGGGTGTAAAATTAGACCCCTGGGAAGTCAGCGCGATCATTGGGCTGAGTAAATATCGAGGAGCGCCACCAGTATGGCCACTGAAGTCGGATCATTAACGCTAAAAGTCAACACGAGCGACGTAAAGCGAGCAAAAACTGACGTTGAAAAGCTCAGTCAGTCTGCGGCAGCTCTCGAGGATGAGTTTGAGGACGTAACAGGCGCAGCCAAAACGGCAGGCAATGCCGTCGATGACTTCGGTAATAAAGCAAAAGGCGCCATCCCCCCAGGATTACCACCAGCAGCAAACGATGCAGGCGACCGAATCGGCGGTCTAGGCCGAAAAGCTGGCATGGCTGGCATCCAATTCGAGCAACTGGCTGGTCAGATAGCTGCTGGTCAAAACCCCATGCGAGCGGTCGGCGTCCAGGCGGCTGACTTGGGTTTCGTTTTGGGCGTGCCACTGCTCGGCGCTATCGTAGGTATTGGCGCTGCAGTCGGTAGCGTATTGATTCCCGCAATGATGGGCGCGGAAAAGTCGGCAGACGATCTCGAGGAATCCCTCGCAGATATCGGCAAGATCATGTCGGAGGATGCAGCTACTGGGGCGATGAAGCTCAGTGACTCATTCCTTAGATTAGCGAAAACAAGCCGCAACCTGGCGGAAATCGAGCTTCGCGTTAAGTACGTGGAGGCGATGCAGAACGCTACAGCCGCCCAGCAACTAATGATCGATAGCCTTGATGAGCTAGGCGTGACACAGCTCAAGTCTGGGCAAATGCAAAGAGGTAACGCTGCCCGCCTTGCAGAATATGCTGACCAGATGGGCATATCGACCGAGCAGGCGAAAAATCTACGCAACGCGATAGATTCTATGGCGGCTGGCAATGAGGGCGCTGCTGCGTCTGTCACTGCGATGGTCAATGAGCTATTGCAGGTCGACGGTGTCACTGACAAGTTCGCTCAAATGGCTCTGCCTGTATTGCAGGCGGCAATGACAATGCAGACCGCAGAGGAACAAGCGGAGTTTTTGTCGAAGGCCCTGGCGGATATACCAGGCGCGATACAGGACGCATCGGAATCAAGCTCAGAGTATGCAAACTCAGCCCAGGGCATGATTGCCGCGATGGAGGAGGAAGCGGCCACGGCAGGGCTTACAGGCCGCGCTCTGGCTATTCTGTCAGTGGTAAGACAGGCTGAGGCCCAGGGATTTGCTCCCGAAAAGATTGCCGCGCTTGCGCAACGAGCTGGCGCCCTATACGACGAGGCACAGGCTGCTGAGGCGGCTACAGCGGCCATTGAGAATAAAGCAAAAGCCGAGGCAAAGGACGAGAGCAAGAAAGCTGCAGAGGCAGCCAAAACACTCGAAATGATCATGGCGCTCAATGACACAGAGATCGAGGCGCTAGAACGAAAGGAGACAAAGCAGCTTGAAATACTTAAAGAACGCCTCGAGGCAGGCAAACTCGCACAAGAGGAATACGAGGCTGCAGTCACTGAGATCGCGGAACACGGGGCTGCACGTCGTGCTGAAATCTCAGAGAAGGAAGCGGCAGATCGAGGCCAGGGATCTCTCGAGCTGACAGACGCACTGATTAACATGGAGAACCTGTTAT